CAAGGTTGCGAAAATACTGCCGGATCTGCGTCCATATGTAGTCATATGGTCCGCCATAGGCGCCCGCCTTGATAGTCAGCTCCCCAGTGTTTGCAAGCTGGTTGCGGGCTGCTGCCGGTAGATCTGCCCAGCGGATCTGCCAGCGGCGACGGCGATAGGTCGCAAAATTGCCCTCCAAATCCGGGAAGGCGTCGATCTGCGATTCAATATATTTTTCAACGTGAGCCACAGGAATCCCCGGTATTTTGACGACCACGAATTTCGGCAGCCGCTCTCTCTTTCCCCAAGCATGGCCATCTGGCATCACCACCACAGGCATACCGCGCTTGTAGCAGCCCCGCCGGTCTTTTTCGCGATCGGCATGTGTGTAATCAGTTGCCTTGATTAGTATTTCCGCCATGAGTTCATGTCCTCAAATCACAGCACCAGAATCCGCGTCATCTGCCCGATGAACAGGCTATGGGTGTCCCCGTTCAGCGGCGGCTGGTTGCGGCGTTAGCTCGGGTCGGCAATCTCGTCGTCGAAGGCCGGAACGGTGACCGTGTTGCCGGCAGTGAGCGCCTGGCCCGTGCAGGTCGTCACCAGCAGCAGAATTGTGGCGTCGCAGATGGCGATATGCGTGGCCGTGCCAGAGGTGTCCACTGGCACATCGGCTTGCTGGGCCACGGTGACCTTACGACCGCTTGTATCACCGTCTGCCTTGGTGAAATCGGTGCCGTCGATGATGACATCGGCAAGCTTATAGGTGGTAACAGCCTCGACGCGAGTCGTGGGCTGTGCATTACAAACTGTGAGAATAGTTCCAGTGGCGACTTTATCCAGTGCGGCGTCCATAACCAAATCATTTGCCCATTTAGCCATTTTGCTTTTTCTCCTTTTGTTCCGCAGCCTGCGTCTTGACGGAAGACGTTAAAACGTGCCGAATGCTCTGGACGTCCAGCACAATATTTTTCGGTTTTTCTTCCTTACGCTCCGAGTCCATTTTCGGTTTCTCCTTCATAAATCGGGGTGGCGGTTATGTCAGTAATTAAGTTGTTCTCATCACGCTCGATGGCGAACTCCCATCGGGCGGGCATTTTTTCCGCTGGCGGTGGATCACCCGGAGGAACGGGTGGCGGCAGGGTACGCAACAATTCTTTTACCTCTTCAATTGCTGCAAGGGCCGGAGACAAATCGGCCGTAACCGGATCGGCCCGCACCACCGCCGCATCGCGGATCGAAAGCCCGATCTGCGCCAAGGCATCGACCACCCGCGAAATACCAGATGACGGCGCATTCCTAAGCGCCGTGATGTCTTCCCGCAGGGCTTTGATCTCCGCAAGAATTTCTTCATTTGTCATCTGTCGCGGCAACTTAACTATTTTGCGCAAGACCGCATCGTCGTCGAACAAGCCCATATTACCACCATCCTTCCGAGCGTCCTAAAGTGTCAAACAGTTCCGCCCCGCGACCGGCCGCGCTCCAATAGTGCCCGATCTGCTCATCGTGCCCGGCCCGCTCGATCAGGCTGGCGTGGGCCGCCGCGTCCCGGAGACCCTTCTCGGCCAGAAGCTCGTAACGCCGGGCTGCCGAAAGCCGCCGCTGGTAGCCGGTCATCCCGTTATTCATTAAGGTGACGGCGTCCCGCGAGCCCTCGGCAATGATCCGTTCCTGGAGGTCCAGCGCCGAGCCGGTAGTTGTCACCACCCCGGCTTTTCCGAGCCGTGCCGACGCTGCGCCCAGCACCTTGTCCACCCGCTGCATGTGGATCCCCAGCGCATGGGCCGCCGCCTGTTCAAAGGCTACCGCGTCCTTCCTCATCACCGAGGCGTCATAGAGTGAAATTTCCTTGTTCGCCTCGGCTGCCCGCTTGATCTCGTCGGCCTGGCGCTCGGCGGTTTGCTCGGCGTCTTTGGCTTTTTCCATCTCCCCGTAAACATCGAAAGCCTTTCCGCCGATGTCGAGCACATCCCCGACCCAGCCCCAATCGCCGCCGCCTATGTCGTCAAGCCAGCCCATCGGCTACCTCAACCCGTTAAATCCATCTTTACCGCGCAAATATCCGACCACCTCGGCCAGATCCTGGCAGATGTCGTTTAGCGTGTGGCTCTGTTCCTTGTTCTGTTTTTTTATTTCCGCCAAATCCGCGATAAGATTTTCATGGTCGCCGCATTGCACCGAACAGTTGCGCCGCTCGTCGCATTGCCCAAACGTCAACAATCCTCGTTTCTTGAGCCCATAGACGACCGCGCCCGAAACCGAAAAAAAACCCACCAGCCCGCTGACAACCTGATCCGCTGTTAACGTAATTGCCATGAAAAGTGTTTCTCTCCTTACATCTCCGAGGCGTAAACCGTCGGAGCAATCGACACCACCGTAAGCGGCGTCGGGTCGCTGCTTTCCACCACAACAAAACAATCGTCCGTACCGCGATCAAGCATAGGCAGATTTTTGTCTCCGGTGAAGAGCGCCGGAGGCTCGCCCATCGGATCGGCCGTGGTGCGGAAGATGATCGGCAGGAGCTTGTTTTCGGCGTATCCGATCTGGCAGTTGAGCGAGCGCTCCAGGCGCACAACAACCCTGTAGGTCTGCTTCTGCTTGCCCTGCGTGGTGCCGGAGGCCGCCCGGAGCTCGATACGCTTGGTCTTGAGCAGCGCCTGATAGGGCAGCCCGGCCTGCACCTTGGATGCCGGCGTGTCCATGGTGATGCCTCCGCCGGTTACCACAAGCGGCCGGTGGACGGCGCCATCGGCAAGGACATTGACCGTCTCGCCCTCCAGATGAGAGAGTCCTCCCAGAACCGTGGCCGGCGCCCCGTCGTAGCTAAGCCCGGAGTGGACATAGAAGGCGTCCGCCTGATCGGTCCAGAGATTGGATTCCATGCGCTCGACGTAGCGGTAATACGACCCGTTGACCAGCCGCCGGACGATTATCCACAATTCATCCCGGTCGTTCTCGCGGATCACCGCCGACGACTCTACCGAACCCCCAAAGTCATGCAGGCTGAAAGCCGCGATCTTCCCGGCCCGTGAAAACGTGCAGGCGGCCATCTTGCCGTCGTTGCGGACCATCCAGATGGTCGGCTCCGGCTGCCCGGCGAAGCACATCTCAACGATGCCGCTCCTTAGCATGTGCTCGGCGTGGTCGGTGAAGCGCGGAGCCCGGTAACCGTCCTCGTCCAGGCTGTAGGTGATCGCCCGCAGCGCCCGGCCGCCGGCCTCAACGAAGATCGGCACCCCCTCGATGCGCAGGGCCTGGATCGGCGCCGAGCCGTGGGCGCTTTCGCTCCGGGCGTCCGGCGGGTTGTTAGGCGTCGTCGGCTCGTCTTTGAATCCGAATTTCCACTCGTCTCCGATCGTGCCAATCGAGAGGATGCTGTGCTCAAGCATCCAGAGAATATCGTTCACCTCGCCGCTCGCAAGCGTGTACTGATAGGCGTGCTGGTCGGTCGGTCCGGTTTCGAAGCTTTCAAAGTCATCGACCTTGGAGGCCCAGACGGTGGACGGCTGGTGCACCGTGCCGGCCTGGATGAACCGCGACTCATAAAGGGCGCAGGCTTTCGGATAGCCACGGTAGTCCGAAAAAGCGCCCTCAGCCCATTTGGTGCCCGCAATGGTAGACGCAAGCTGTTGGATCACGGTGGCTCCGACAACGGTTGCGGAAGTGTAGCTGGTGATTTTGACATATCCGGCCCTGTTCTTTTCCGTCATCCGAGCGGTGATTGTTCCCGAAGTGTAGGCCGACACGCGCCAGCGGTAATAAGTGTTATCCTCAAGGTTGTTTACTTCCAGCGTGGTGTTGGCCCCGTACTGAATGTAGGGGAGCCACGTCCCGCCGGAATCGAAGCTGCGCTCCAGAATGAGCGTTGCGGTCCAGGTGCCCGAGAGCGAGGCGATCATGCTCTCGCCGGCATCAAGGATCATGGCTCCCGTAACCTGCCCGAGGCCGGTTAGACTATTGGAAATGACGTAGTCGTTTATGAGCTTCCACTGAGCCCCGACCTGAGCGGGGTTGAATAGGGCCGAAGAAGCGGTCAGTAAAACAGCCCCCGTTGTAGCACTTGCGGCGATCGTTACGGTGGTCTCGTTTTGGTCCAGAAACGGCCCCCAGGCGTTTTCCACCGCCGCCAGCGTCCAGTTGGTCGGTCCCAGGCGGGTCAGCTTGTGGCGCGGATAGAGCGGGTGATTGAAGTACATCACATCCGCCACCTGGCGGAAGGAGAGCAGGTCCAGATCCTCGAACGCCCAGGGGGTGGAAATCTCGTAGGGGTTCATCCCCGACATAACGACGCCGCCCTGCGTGTAAAAACGCATGTATCCGTCACCAAGCTCCAGGATGTAGTTGTCGGCGGCAGAGTACTTGAACGGCAGGATCTTGGTGAAATTGGCGGAATCCTTGACGGCGCTGATAAACCTGGTGCCGGGGGTTTTTTCGGCCGGCCCGTGGAGATGGACCAGCATGTTTTTGATTGTGGCGCAGGATCGGTAGTAGCCTTCCTCGTCCACCCGGCCGTCGGTCAAGGGCGACGTTTCGCCGCCGGTAAACGCCGTTATAATCGGGGTTCCGCGCGCCATTACACGCCCCCGCGAGCGTCAAGCCATGAACCCTGTTCCTGCTCGCCTACCGGCTCCTGGCCGGCGTCCATGCTCTCGGCGCTGGCCACAGCTTCGCGGTATTTGCCATCGATGGTCTCGCGCAGCTCGCGAGAGCCCACCAGCGGCACGGCGAGCTTGGAGGCGATCCGAAGGGAAAACGCCCGGACGAAATTAGGGGACAGGCGGTTAAGGTCCGTCACCCGGCCAATGTACCGGATGCGCAGCCGGTTGGTATCCGCAAGTATTTCGCGGCCCTCGATGCGGTAGTCGTTGCCGTCTACTTCTTCGATTACCCGCAGGCAGTATGGATTCGATGGCAGTTGAAACTTGTAGGCCCAGCCGAAAGCAGGGGTTTCGGCAAGCGGCGGAAGTTCGGCCCGGTAGGTGGCAAAGGTCCAGTCGTAGCGGGCGGTTTCCTCGTCGAGTGAATCGTCGAACCAGGCGTTGATAAGGCGGGCAGGCTCTGAATTCTCGGTGAGCGAGACAATGAGGCCCTTACCGATCTCGCCCAGGGCCTCATTGGCGATAGAGGTTTTGGTGTAGGCCATGGTGGAGCCCCCTTGTGGGTTCCGCCGGCGGGTAGCCCGGCATGCTACCGCCGGCGGTCATCGTCCGGCGAAAAGATCAGGCTCCGACCGGGGCGATGAGTACGGTAAACTTGATTGCGCCGGTAGCGGCTCCGACCGCGGTCACGGCCTGCAGCCAGCAGTCCTGCGTAATCGTGTACGGTACGCCGGCGATTTTGGCGATTGAAGGAAACTCTACGCGAAGGGCCGAGGTGCAGACGGTGGCCTCCAGGTACCGGGCCGTGCCGCTGGTATCGGTGTCGCCGATTGCAACTGTGACGCCGGCGCCGAGAGCGGCGCTGAGCATCACGCCGCCAACGACCTCGTCGCCCTTGCGCAGCTTGCAGATGTTGATGAGTTCGCCGGCAGCCTGGCCGGCCATAGTGATCACCGCACTCACAACGCGCACCTTGCCTTTGTGGCGCTGGGAAGTCAGGAAGGCATCCCCGACGTGCGGGGCGTTTTGAATGGTTCCGACATCTGTGTAGGAAGTCGCCATATTATAGATCCTCCGAAGTGTTGAGCGGCCCGGCTCATCACCGGGCCGGTTGATTGGTCAGTTGATTATGCCTCCAGGCACTTGATTTCGACGACTCCCGCTTCCTCCATGCGCACGGCGCCAATATCCATGCCCACGTAAACCTGAGTGCTGTAGTTCTTGGTAGGAAGCTGATCGATTTTGGTTTCGATGTCAGACGAGGTGCCGAGAACGACCTTGTCCTTGACCCAGCACGGAATTCGGCGGTAGCCGCTGGCGTCGGTCAGCAGCCGGGTGGACACGTGCCAGTCGAAGCCCACGAAGCGGGTGAGTTTGCCTTCGAGCAGAGCGCGGACGCTGTCATAATCGATACTCCCCACCTGGGTCAACTTGAGCATGTCTTCCAGTTGGTAGGGTTTGACTACGATGTGAAACTCGGCTGTTTCCTCGTTTTCGAGGTCGAGCAAAAGCTTGCGCGCCCGGAGAACCTTGTTCAGCGTCATCCCCTCGTTGGACCCGGACAGATTCACC